TTCAAAGAGTTATTGCTATTGGTCGTGTTGGTTCTTGGAAAGAAAATGATTTCCAAACATCAATCGCAGGATATAGCGAATTAGACGCAGAGATGTATCAAGTCGCCGATTTTAGAAACAACGAAGTTCGTTTAGCAGGCTTATCAATTCTTAAAGGTATCTTTGCAAGCGCACTTTCACCAATCACAAAAACAAGTGTTTCTGCAAGCGATATGATTGACGCTCTTGTTGCCTCTTTCGGTGATTTAGGCGATGACATTGACACAATCTTAATGGATAGTTATGTCGCAGGCGAATTAGCCAAAGCAAACTTATTACAATATGGGAAATATGTTGTAAATGGCATTGAATATCAAGACCAAAAAGTTGGTTTCTGGGCAGGCAAACGTGTCTTAATTGACGACGGTTGTGGCACAAACTCCAGCGCAAGTTCTTCAGTTCACAATGTTTACGCATTAGCACCATATTCATTCCGCTACTGCCCATTAGCAGTTAAGAGAGAGTTTGAACTTGCTCGTGATAGTTTCACCGCAGGCGGTGTGGACGCATTTATTTCAAGACAAAGATTTGTTCTTGCTCCAGAATGTGTTTCATTCAAAGGCACACCTTCTTCTCTTTCACCAACCGCAGAAGAACTTGAAACAGGTTCAAATTGGGAATTAGTCAAAGACGGTAGCGGAAACGCTGTTGCCCGTAAGATTGTTCCGTTTGCTTGTATCAAGATTACCCTTGCTTAATTGTTAATTTAGATAATCTTTGTATGGGAGGTAAACACGATGACGAATGACGAAAAGATTGAACAAATGACAACAATGTTGGGTGAAAACTTTGAGCCACGCGTTTTAAATGTTTACCTCTTACAAGCAAAGGCATTTATTTTAAACAAAAGATTTCCATACGGCGAACAACCTAACGATGTAGAAAGTCAATACGAACAACTACAAATTGAATTAGCAATATCTTTATTTAACGAAAGAGGTGCGGAGGGTCAAAAATCGCATAATGAAAATGGCGTTAGCCGAACTTGGCGAACAAAAGAAGAAATTATGAATGATGTTGTGCCATTCGCAAGTGTATTATGAGAAACTTGATAATCAATCAAAAAAAGTATATTGGCTTAAATTATTTAGGCGAAGCCGATAAAACCGACGAAAGTGGGTATAAAACGGGCGAAAAATTAGTCTTTTATGGGGGCGAAATTGAGTTCCGTTCACATATTAGCGGTGCAACGGGTTCGGCGGTTGTTGATAATAACGGGGTCATTATTGAATATGACAAGTCAATGGTGCTAACACGACAAGAAGTTGAAAGTTATGGGTTCAACGAAAACACCGTGTTCTTCATTGATAAAGAACCCGAATATGATAGCGACAATCAACCTTTATATGATTACAAAGTCAAGCGTATCAAAGATACAGTAAACGAAGTAATGATATTGTTAGAAAAAGTTAGGAATAAATAGTATGAAAGTGTCTTGGAACATTGACCCACAACAACTTGTTAAAAATATTCTTGACAATGTTAAAGCGACCGCACCAAAAATCGTGGACGCGGTTAGTAGGGAAATTGAAATCAATGCTCGTAAGAATTTTAATCAAGCAATAGACGACATAAGTGGCGACAACCCTTATGTTAGCGTAAGTCGTGTGGTAAGCGGTAATCGTGCAACCGTAATGTGCATAGGCGAACAAGTATTATTTGCCGAGTTTGGCGCAGGTTCGCAAAATACATATAACGAAATCACATCAACCATTGGTGATTATTCAAAGGTTAGTTCAAAAGGTAATACATTTACCGTTAAGGGCTATGATAGAACAATCGTTTATAGTGCAAGAGGGTTCGCAAATGGTGGTATGACCGAAAAAGCACCAAGACCAAATGGTATCGTTCCATTAGGAACTTACGGAAAAGGTTGGGGTGTTAATGAATATTGGGTAAGACCAACTCAAAATGGTCGTTTAGCCAATCGTGAAACCCGTGTGCATAAACCAAATGGTGAGGTTCGTGATAATGTTGCTTGGACTATGGGAACAAAACCTGTTCGCGCTCTATGGAGGGCAAGGAATACCGCTAAAAATAAATTGTTAAGTGGGAGGTTAAATATCAAATGATTAACAACGCAAGTGAAATCTTTACACGCTTAACCACCGCTTTGCAAAGTGAGGATAGTAGTGTAAAGACGGCAAGTGTTTACACTAATAGCCCAACCGATTACCCATTTGTAAGTATTGAAATGATTGGTAATAGCGTATATGAACGTGGAATTGATAGTGGCGATATTGAAAACTTTGCCAATATTGATTACGAAATTAACGTCTATACCAAAGGCAATTCAAAAATGAGTAAAGCGTATAAGTTATTGGGGGTCGCCGATGACTTTATGAAAAGTATTGGGTTTACAAGAATTATCTTAACCCCAATGCAAGACCAAAACGAAACATTATACCGATTAGTCGCAAGATATGAGGCGGTAGTCGGTAAAGACTTAAAAGTATATAGGAGGTAGTCATTATGGCTTTATCTACAACACCAACATCAACCGTTGATACCTTTTTAATGATTGGTAGTGGCTCAGGAACAATCACATACTCAAAACTTTGTGATATTAAAGATTATCCCGATTTAATCGGTGCTCCAGAAGCACTTGAAACCACAACATTGTCTAATAGACAAAGAACCTACATTGAGGGGCTTAAAGCAAACGAACAACTTACCTTTACCGCCAACTATACCGAAAGCGATTTCTCAACACTTAACGGTTATGCAGGCGTTGAAAAAGACCTTGCTATTTATTTCGGTGCAAGTGCATTAAATACACCAGACGGACACGACGGCAAGTTCACATTCAAAGGTTATGTTTCCGTATCTATCATTGGACACGGCGTTAATGAAGTTCGTGAAATGCAAATCACAATTACACCTACAACCGAAATCACATTTGCAGGTGTTGAATAATACCTTATTGGGAGGAACTATAAATGGGTAGTATCTTTATTACGAATGATAAGGACGGCAAAAAGTATGAATTAGCATACAACCGTTCATCATTAGTTAGAATGGAAAAAGAGGGGTTCAATATTGAAAAAATTGAAGCCGAACCTTTATTCCAAATCACATTGTTAATTCGTGGTTCGTTTTACAAAAATAACCCAAGTTTAAGTGCCGATGAAATTGACGCAATTTGCGATGAAATTGGCGGTATGGACGGGTTTGTAAAAGAACTATTAGGTATGTATGAAAATTGCCTAAAAGTTTTTAGCGGACAAGATAAACAAGACACAAAAAACTTCAAGTGGGAGAAGAACTAAAAACTTCTCCCCACGAAGAAAAAACCATAGAACAATCATTTAACGACGCTTTGCCTTATTTTATAGCAATAGGGTGTAGTTATGACGACTTTTGGTATAACGACCCAAATATAGCCAAAGCATACCTTGACGCGCATAAAATAAAGCAAAAACAAGAAAACGAAAGACTATGGTTGCAAGGTTATTATTTCTACGTTGCCTTATGCGATGTAGCGCCCGTTCTTAATGCGTTTGCACGCAAAGGAACAAAAGTTCAACCTTATCCAAGTGAACCATTTGCTATTTCCCAAGAGGATATTGATTATCGCAAAGAAAGGGCAAGACAAAATAGACTACTTAACCTTAAACAAAAATTACTTAATTCGGCAAAAAATGGAGGGCAATAGATTATGGCTGTTAATTATGATGAATTACAAATTAACATTAGCGCCGATGTGTCAAAAGCGTCGCGCGGACTAAAAACTTTAAGCAATAATCTAAAAACCCTCCAAGATACCGTAAAAGGTTTAGATTTTTCCTTAATTGATAACTTACAAAAACATTTACAAAAGATTTCAAAAGTAGATTTTTCAAATGTTAGTCAAGGTTTGAAAGATATTGTAAGTGCTTTTAGGTCTTTAAACCAAATATCCAAGCAAAAAACTATTGACGTTAGATTAGATAAGAGCGAACAAGCGATAAGCAATAGTGATATTCAAGAAACCGAAATCGCTACTGCTGAAACGAAAGATAATTTAGAAGAAGTCAAAAATATTCTTAAAGAAACAAAAAATAGTGTAAAAAAGATTAAAGAAGACACTAAACAATTAAAAGAACAAACAAGCGGTCTTAAAAAGTTTATTGACGGCTTTAAGCGTGTCGCCTTTTATAGAATTATTAGACGCGGTTTGCAACTAATTATTCAAGGGCTTAAAGAGGGCATACAAAATATGGCTCTATTTGATAGTGGCTTTAACAAAAGTATGTCAAATATTAAGTCTTCTTTGTCATATTTTAAGAATAGCATAGCGTCATTTATTGCACCTATTATTCAAATGGTAGAACCCGTTTTAACAACAATATTAGACGGGCTTGCTGAAATCAATAATTTACTTGGTGAGTTATTTAGCGCGATTGCAGGAAAAGATTATTTTGCACAAGCAACCAAAGGCGCGGAAGACTATGCCGAAAGTTTAAGAAAGGCAAAACAACAAGCGTTAGGCATTGACGAACTTAATGTTTTAAGTGCTGATAATCAAGCACAAAACTTTCAAAATGCTACTGTTGGCATAGAAAGTTCGGGTGCATTGGGAGGTTTCTTTGCCGATTTTAGCAATTCATTAAAAGACTTTATTTCAAAGTTTAAAGAGGGAATTATGCCGATTGTAGAGGGGTTAGGTCGTGTTTTTGACGCATTAGCCCCTGTTCTTGACGCGATTATGCAATTAGTCGGCGCATTTGCCGACGATACAATGGAGGGTGTTAATCAAATGCTAACATCATTCGTTGATATGGTTGCCGATATTCTTATTTTTGTTAAAAAATTATTTGATACATTAGAACCTATTTTAAACCTTATAAATGAATTGTCTGGTCTATTCTTTAATACTTTAAATGAAAGTTTAAGTGTAGGTTTCCAATTAGTTAGTGATGTTTTAAATGCGCTAACTCCAATATTCGCTATTTTAGAACCGTTAATTAAATTGATTGATAGCATTTTATCACCATTAAAAGATTTCTTGCTCGGAACATTTAAAACTATTTTTAGCACGGACGGTTGGCTTGGTAGTTCTATGACAAATATTACGGACATTATTACAAAAATTATGAATAGTGTTGTTGGAAAAGTAAGCAGTGTGGCAGGCGCAAGTGTTGGTATTGGCTATTATAACCAACCTAAATGGGTTCAAGTTCTTTTAGGTGTCGCCTCATTAGGTATCGCCCCTCTACTTGGCTTAATTGGAAAACACGCAAACGGTGGTTTCGTTGAGGACGGACTATTTATGGCTAACCACAATGAAATTGTCGGTCAATTTTCAAATGGTAAGACCGCCGTTGCGAATAACGAAATGATTACCGACGGCATTTATAGAGCCGTTTTACAAGCGATGAACGATAGCGGTGCGTTAGGTGGTAGCGGAAAAGAAATTGTCGTTGCCATTGACGGACGTGAGGTTGGTCGTGCGGTTGATAAATACGAGGGTCAAAAAGGTATGAAGATGTATAGTGGAGGCAATTTATATGGCTATTAGACCATTGGTTAGTATATATAAAGTTAGCACAAGCGAATGGGTCGGGTTGCCTACACCAAGCGAATATACGGGTATTTCAACAACAATAGTTGATACCGCCCGAAATGTTAATGCACAAGTTATAGGTCAAGTTGTTAAAAGCGACGTTGCAAAGATTGAATTGACTTGGAATTATTTAACCGTAGCCCAATATAGTGCATTAGCACAACTTTTTGAAAGTAAATATGGTGGTTCGTTTTTTGTTCCCGTTTCATTTTTTGATGAAATATCGGGAGCATTTGAGGGTGATTTAACAAAAGTTCCTACTAATTCAAGTGGAAATAACCCAATTCGTATGTTCTATTGTGGCGACCGAAAAGCCCAAGTGGCTCATATTACACTTGACGCAAATGGTATGCCAATCGGTTATAGTGGCGTGTCATTAAACCTTATTGATACGGGCTTTTTGTATGGAGAACAACCTGAATGAGAACTGTAGATAGCGAATGGAGAGCAATACAACAATTACAAATAACTACCGAAAGCGACATACAACTTTCATTTTTCGTAAGTGGTTCATCAACCGCGTCCGTTGTTCTTACTAAACAAGATATATTTAATTTTTCTTACAAGCAAAATGGTTCATCAATAAATGAAGTATTGCCAATTAAAGACATTAGATTTGATTGTTATAAAAACAAAACAACGCCACGCAATTTCGCGATACATCAATGTTGTTGTGTCGTTTTTAAGTATAAATATCGTAGTTCTAATTCTTGGACGAGTTGCGTAATTGGTTCGTTCCA